CGTCCCGGGCTGCCCACAGCCAATCATCGTACAATATATTCGTGATTCTGCTATCGAAGCATGCGAACGTACACTGGCTTGGCGTTATGAGCAGCCAGCTATCCGTTTGACCCCCGGCGTATATGAGTACCCATACACCAATCCAACAGGCACAGAGGTGCATGCGTTCCTTACGGCTAACGTAAATGGCGAGCGTGTAGACCCTGTAACCCTTGAGCAGTTGACGATTGCTTACCCTGATTGGCCTAGTACTGACCCTAATAAACGTGCTGACCCACGTTTGATTTGTCAGTTAGACCCAGATAATTTTGTTCTTGCGCCGATTCCTGACGCATCTAAGAACTATGATTTGAAGATGATTGTGGCATTGAAGCCCCTACGGGATGCTTCAGCCATGGACAAGAATGTCTTTGATGACCTAGAGAACGTCATCATGCACGGTGCGTTGCAGCATTTATTGGTACTACCAGACAAGAACTGGTCAGACCGTGAGCTAGCTACTTACCATGCAAAGCAGTATCTTTCTAAAATAACCGAGCGCAGAGCAAGAGCAAATCTAGGTGCAGCACGTGCCTCGATGAGCGTACAAATGCGCCCATTTGCGTGAGGATAATATGGCTGTAGATGTCATTCGATTAGTTTCCGGCGATGAGCGGCCTATTATTGTTCTCACACTGACGAACGATATTACAGGTACAGCTATCGACCTTACGGCTGCCACGACTACAGTGTCAGTAAAGTTTAGAGCATCAGGCACAACTACGTTGTTGTCGACGATTAGCTGTACAAAACTTGATGGCGGAGTGAACGGGCAGGTTCAGTTCGGCTTTACTGGTGGGGTACTAGATGTAGACCCCGGCATGTATGAAGGTGAAGTGGTAGTCAATTACAACGGCGAATTGCAGACTGTCTACGATACCTTACGATTTACGGTACGAGATAACTTCTAATGGCTAATATCAGGGTATCCGCCGCAGTTACATTAGTCCTTACAGTAGCTACGACGGCTACTTTTGTAGGGCTAGCTGCGGCTGTACCTTCGATAACTGCTACACCAGTACCATCTAATCCAATTCGGGTAACAGCGTTTGTTGTGCCAATGGAGTATTTGGAGGAGCAGACAGTTGCTATGTCTGACTTCCGTGCGTTTGACATTAGTCGGGTGTCTATCGACATCTCGTTAGCCACAGACGACGTGGCATTGTCGTTTACGAAGGCATTGACTGATGAAGTTACAGCCAACGACGCTAGCTTTAGGGCTATCAATTCATCCGTGGACTTTGACCCGGGCGACAGTGATGTTGACCCAGACCCAATTAACATAGCCGACGCAGACGCTAAGGGCTTTGGCAAAGTTCTTACTGATGCAACTGTAGCAGGCGAAACGGATGTAAAGTCTGTAGGTAAAGCTGCGTCAGACTCTGTAACCTCATCAGAGGCAATCAACACTAAACATGTTGGTAAGACTTTGACCGATACTGCTACAGGTACAGACGCAATCAATACATTTGCTGTTGCCCGTGTGTCTACCGACACAGTTACTGTGGCAGATGCAAACGCCAAAGACTTTACACTTGGTACAATTTTTGACACGGTGTCAAGTTCTGATGCTGATGCCAAGTTAATCCAACCAGCATACTCCGACGGCGTTACCCCAGCAGATGTACTTAACACATTTGCTATAGGGAAAACCCTAACAGATTCTGCTACTGCGACTGAGGCTCAAGTATTCACTTTCGCCAAGGTCATGTCAGATACTGTGACTATTACCGATGTAATTGTTAAAACTCCTGCGTACGAGTTTGACTACGATACGCTTGATGCTGACGCTGACCCAGACCCAGTAACTGCTACTGATGTACGTGTAGTAGCTATCCAGCCTGTGTATTCAGATAGCGTAACTGGTTCTGATACCAAACTATTTGCAGTAACCAAGGTTCTTACTGACTCCGTAACTATGGCTGAGTCAGTTGTAACAGAACTTATTCTTGGCCAGACAACTGCGTTTTACCCAGATTATGTGTCGATGGACGACGGAGGCAATTTCGTATTCCATAGATATAGAACAAGTGTTCCTGATTACTCGGAAGTGTTGGGGGGCAGTGATAGCCTATTCAACTCATCCTACATGCAGAACGCAAGCGACAGCCTAGCATACGAGAACTACACAGGACTTATAGGCGGGCCGGGTCTAATGCTCACTGCTCCACTCATAAATGGTGAATTTATTACTTATGGGTATAGCACTGGAGCTGGACTTGTCGTAAACTTCCACTATACTGATGCGGCAGACCGCACGGTCGGTGGTTATTACTTTAACCAAACACCAATTTTATAAGGAGTTAACATGCTTCAAGACTCAATCAAAATGACCGGCGAACTGCGCATCACGGTTACAAACCCAGAGGGTAACATCAAACAAGAAGTTGTTGTACCAAACTTAGTCGTAACGGCTGGTAAAGGCTACATTGCTTCACGTATGAAAGACACAACTGCTACCGCCATGTCTCACATGGAAATCGGTACAGGTACTACAGCCGCTGCTGTTGGCGATACAGCACTTGAAACAGCAGTATCTGGCTCACGTGTGTCATTGACTTCAACTACTGTGACTGCAAACGCTGTGGCTTATGTTGCTACATTCCCAGCGGGTACTGGTACTGGTGCTATCACTGAAGCAGGTATCTTCAACGCTTCTAGCTCTGGCACTATGTTGTGCCGCACTGTGTTCTCTGTAATCAACAAAGGCGCAGCAGATACACTCGGTATTACTTGGACTGTTACAGTTAACTAAGGAGTAGGGAATGGGCGTTAAATTCGCAAACAGTGCGTACGCTACGTTAGCTTCGGGTATCAACTCGTCTGCTACTAGCATTACGCTAACCACTGGGCAAGGCGCTCGATTCCCCTCGCTTGGTGGCAGTGATTACTTCTTCGCAACACTTATCGATACATCTAACAACTTAGAAATCGTTAAGTGTACTGCTCGTTCAACTGATGTATTGACTGTAGTTCGTGGGCAGGAAAGTACGACTGCCCGTGCATTTAGCACGGGTGACCGTATTGAACTACGAGTTACAGCGCAAGGTCTTGTTGACACAGCGGACATCAACTTTAATGTGCCTACACAGACCAGTAATAGTGGGAAGTTTCTGACTACTAATGGTTCAGCGGTATCGTGGAGTGCTGTTCCACCATCTTCTGTATCTAGTCAAGTCAACACGGCTGTTGACTACTTTGACCTCCCATCTGGTACAACTGCGCAACGTCCCGGCACACCTGATAACGGAGCAATTCGCTATAACAGTACCGATAAGATTGCTGAGGTATACCAGAACGGTTATTGGAACCATCTAGGGCAGGTTGTTCAACAGGTTTCAGTCACACAATCAAATCCTTTTACTTCGACAAACACGACTACTACCGACTATCCTAGTATGTCGGTAAGTATTACTCCAAGGTCAACAGATAACTTCTTTATTTTTATTGTTGACTTGAATGTCAACAATAACGGGATGGTTTTGCAGTGGCAGGTTACTGACTCGGCTAACACTGTTCGTGCGCCGCGTAACAGCCCTACTGCGGGGTATTACCAAGCATATAGTTTTTATGAAAGTAATGTGTCTCTTAGTCATCAAGCCAATAGTATTTCTGTTGTGCCTGTATGGTCAACTTCTGCGCAAACTTTGAAAGTTAGATATTGGGCACATAGTAGCAGTACTATGTACCATAATCGCGGTAGCGTTAGCAGCCAGTTGTACTCAGTAGACGCGGAATCAACTTTCACGGTACTTGAAGTAGCCAAGATGTCTAACACGCTCGTATCGTAATGGAGGATAAGATGAAAGCAGTTAATGAAAAAGGATTTTCGATACGGCGTGAAATTACTTTGTCGTCTGCGCTAGAGCAACTTAATGCTCCCGCTGGCCCAATTTTTCCGGGGCAGACTTACAAAGACATCGTGTTTGACAATCCCGCTACTGCGCCTTCTGAAGCGCAGGTAATGACAACTTATAACGAGTTGGTGCAAAACGATGCACTGAATTGTCTGCGTATTGTGCGTGACTGGATGCTTGCTGAGACTGACTGGTGGGCGTCTTCTGACCGCACTATGACGACTGCACAAGCGGCTTATCGCCAAGCGTTACGGGATTTGCCAAACGACTATCCTAATGTTGCGTTTGCTGAGGACGGTATTACATTTGTAAATGTAGTATTTCCGGAGAAACCCTAATGCAGATTATGCAGTTTATTGGCATTAAGCCACAGGTTCTTACCCCCGCAGAGTGTGATGAACTCATCACATGGGGTGAGGCTATGCTGCAAAATGGTATGGGGTTTAGCCGCAACGACAAGTTCAAAGAGGACACCGGATTCGCAATCAGTGACCTCAAAGTAGCAGACCAAGTTACGCAGCGACTAAGTGCGATGGTTGCCACGGCAGTTGAGGATTATTTGACTTCTTTCCGTGGTACGACACACCTCCGATTAGATTTTACTGACTGGAGGTTTCAGAAAACGCAAGTGTCTGAGGGGTATCACGAGTGGCATTGTGAAGCAGGTGGTGCACCGTTTACACGCCGTATGGTTGCATGGACAATCTACCTTAATACTGTTGAGCAAGGGGGCGAGACTGAATTCTTGTACCAATCTTTGCGGGTAGCCCCTGTTCAAGGGACAATGGTGTTGTTCCCATGTCAGTACACGCATGTCCATCGTGGAAATCCTCCGCTTTCGGGAGATAAATATATTCTTACTGGATGGGTGGAGGCACGATGAACACTTCTAATTGGAGTAAATCATGGGATTGAAAGTCACCAATAACGCTTACGGCACACTGAACGCTGGTATCACCACCAGTTCGACTACGATTGTTCTGAACGCAGGTGAGGGTTCTCGCTTTCCATCGCTTAGCTCTGGCGACTACTTCTATGCCACGTTGATTGACACAACAAACAACTTGGAGATTGTTAAAGTCACAGCACGTAGCACTGACACAATGACAATCGTACGTGGGCAAGACGGTACTACCGCTCGTGCATTTAGTACAAACGATAGATTTGAATTGCGTCCAGTCGCAGCACTGTTCGCAGAATTTGCCGATAAGGCAACAACAGGTAAAGCGATTGCAATGGCAATCGTATTCGGAGGATAAAACATGGCAGCCCCAAACATCGTCAACGTAGCAACCATTACAGGCAAGACGGCGGTACAGGCTGTCGGTACTTCTGCAACTGCAATCGTTACTAACTCAAGTGGTAGCGGTAAGGTTATCAAAATCAATGCACTATACATCTCAAACGTAGACGGCTCTGCTGCGGCAGACATCACAGTGGACTTGTATCGTTCAAGCACACCCTATCGTTTAGCTTCTACAGTTTCTGTTCCTGCGGACGATATGCTAGACGTTATTACAAAACCAATCTATCTTGAAGAAGGCGATTCTCTACGATTAACTGCTTCAGCATCAGGAGACCTTGAGGGCGTATGCTCTTACGAGGAGATTAGCTAATGCGTAAACTATCTTCCACGCTAATTCAAGCCGGGCCTACGGATGTTAGTGACCTTCCTAATAGAAGTGTTGGGTATTTTGATTTACCCGCTGGCACACAGGCGCAGCGCCCTGCTTCTCCAGCGTCAGGCATGATTAGATTTAATACGTCTAATGATACACCTGAGATTTATCATAATCTAGGAGACGGCACAGATACATTTTATAGTTTAGGTGGGCGTGTTCTTATTGCTAGACAGACACGTAGCGATGCTTGGAACACAACTGATGTTACGTGGAGCATAAACGGCCCTAGGTACTTAGGGTATGAAATTGAAGTAACTTTGGTTGATGCTAATACCAACCAAGCAAGAATGTATATGCAAGTGCATACTCCTGCCGGTGTTCAAACAGGCGGTATTTACGGATACACAGATTCGTGGTCGGCTGGTAATGACGGCGGTGATATTGCAGGGACTAACTATAACTCTGCTACTTCAGCCTATGGCTCGCAAATACCTATTTCAAATTGGAACTCGGTGGATGCTGGGTATTGGTCACAAGCTAACGGTGAGTCACACCAATGTGCAAAGGTTAAGTTGTATCCGGGGCTACCGTCTGGGATTACGTCTAATCGTTGGAATTTTACTGGCGAGTATGTGCACGATACTGCATCGTATGGCGTGACTGGGGCAGTGTTCCGTGGCCAAATAAATCTGGATATAAATGCTACTACAACTGCTACTAATGGGTCAGGTTATTATCCAATTGTTGGAGTTCGTGTTGGTTTCTTAGATGGTTATACAAGCAGACCTGCTGGAAGTCCCGGTATTAGTTCGATTATTACAGTCTACGGTGTCACCGGGCTAGAAGAAAGGAACATTACGTAATGGCTACCCTAACGGAAAAGAAAGCGTATCTAGCTTCTAAAGGTATAACTGCTGCCACTATGGTAGTAGCAGTTAATAATGATACCCGTTGTATGACAGAAACAGAGTTTGACGACTATGTTGACCGTTTTGTATCTGACCCCTCCGAAATTATGACTAGGGAGTCTGTCGACCCAATGGTCGCTAATGCTTGGAAAAACGGACGTATAACTGAGTATCCAAAAACAGACCCACAGTTAGATGCGATATTTCACGGCTTTAAGTTTCTTCGCAATAGTGGTATTGATATTGGTGCAGAAGCAGGCGCTTGGGTGGACTATGTGCAATCAGTAAAAGATAAATATCCTAAGCCATGATAGACGCATTTCCAACACCCATCTACAGGTTCTCTACTGCGCAGCATGCTGAATATGCTTCGCTAGATGCGGACTTGTTGCAGGCTATTTTGTTGGACGAGCAAACTAAAGAGCGTACTGAAGCGTATTCACTTAAAGGCAGAAACGGCTGGCATAGCCCAGACGATTTGTGTGATAGGGATACAGATTGGTCACGTAAACTAGATGCGTTAATCTTTGAAATTTCCTCCAACTACGTAGAGAAAATTGGTGGAACTAGGTACGCTAGAGAGGATGTCCAGATAAAAGCGTGGGCGATGGTTATGCGGGACGGAGATTATTCAACTGTTCATACACATCCATATGCAGATATTTGTGGGTGCTACTACTTACAAATACCGGAACAGCTACCTAAGAACGAAGGCAACATTGTGTTTTTAGACCCACGTGGCGGGGCTAGAGGTTCGAGAATGTTTGGGTCTAATAGCATTGCTGTTAAACCAGAAGTTGGATTAGGTGTAGTGTTCCCTAATTGGTTGGAGCACTATGTTGAGTCGCATTTTACCGGCGGCACACGAGTTAGTATTGCATGGAATTACTATGTCACAAACCCGTAGACCCCTCGTAATGTTCCCCAACGGTGCGCTTGCTCGTTGTGAGGAAGTGCCTGAGGGCTGCGTACTGGTTATTGAACCTGAAGAAGTAGAGGCGGAGTTGCCGCCAGTGATTGACCAAACTCAAGATGTTAAGGAGGCCGAAGGTGGCAACAACGCATGAACTTGAAGTGCAACTGACATCCCATGAGGCTGTCTGTGCCGAGCGTTATCAAACTTTTATCCAGCGTGTTGACCGTCTGGAGTCTTTAATGATTAGAACCGCCGGTGCTCTGATAGTCGGCATGGCGGGAATCCTTGTGGCTATTATTTTTA